CCGAGGGCGATGGTCGTCGACGTCGCGGAACTGTTTGAGATAGGAGTCAAGGATGGCAAGATCACCACTCACGAAACGGGACGCGGCGATCGCGGCCTCCTATCTTCAACGAGTCGTCGCCAGAGGGCCGGACGAGGAAACCGAACTTCTCCGGGTCATTGACCGGCTCCGGCAGTACGCCGCACCGTCACGCTGACCTACAACGCGACACTTGGGACAGTCCGTAGAGTGTCCGCGATGGCTGTCAGCACCAAACTCGCCGAGTTGGACATCCGGGAGACTTCCGGTGTCGACCATCCGGCGCACCTTCACGAGGGGTGGCTGGTCATCAAGAGCGCCGCTGACAGCGACGCCGCAACTGACGAAGGAGACAACCCTGAGATGGAACTCGATGTGACCGAGGAGACCGTCGTCGAGGAGGCCGTCGCCGAGGAGCCGACCCCGGTCGCCGCTTCCGTCGCTGGCCCGGACGAGGAACTCCGCAAGGAACTGACCGACCTCCGCAAGGAGTTGGCCGGGATGCGCGCCGAGAAGGAGCGGATCGAGGCCGAGGCTGAACTGGCGAAGGCGGTCGAGACCGCTGGCGAGTTCGCCATCCTGCCCGAGGTGGACGTCAACGAGTTCGGCGCTCTGCTCGTCGACCTCCGCAAGGCCGCTCCCGAAGCCGCCGAGAAGATCGAGTCCGTCCTGAAGGCGTCCGCCACCGCGCTCGCCGAGGCCGGTGTCCTCAAGGAAGTCGGCGCAGACGTCGCCGACGAGTCGCACGCCGACGCTTGGGGCAAGATCGAGTCGCTCGCGAATGATCTCGTCGCCACCGGCGAGGCACCTTCATTCGCGAAGGCCGTCAGCCTCGTCGCTACCCGCGACAAGGACCTCTACAACACCTACCTCATCGAGAAGGGACTCTGAGTCATGGCGTACGAAGCCGCACAGATCAAGGTCGGACAGTTCACCGCCTCGGCGGACCTCTCCGCGAAGCAGTACCACTTCGTCAAGATGTCGGGCAACGACACCGTGACGGTGTGCGCCGCCATCACCGACGTCCCGGTGGGCGTCCTTCAGAACAACCCGGCCTCCGGTGGGGCCGCTGAGGTCGCGCTCTTTGGTGTGACGAAGGTGGTCGCGGACGGCACGCTCGCCGCTGGCAACCTGATCGGCACCTCCGCCGACGGGCAGGCCGACGCGATCGCCGCCGGTACGGACACCACGGTCTACCTCATGGGGCACGCTGTCAGCGCCGCCTCTGCCGGTGAGACCGCGACCATGATCCTCAACCCCTCTGGCCGCGCCGCCTGAGCCTGACCCACAAGGAGCACTTCAATGCCACAGCCCACCCAAAGTCAGGTCCATGTTGACGCGATCCTGACGAACATGAGCGTCGCGTACATGCAGGACGCGAACTCGTTCATCGCGTCACAGGTCTTCCCGACGGTCAACGTCTCGAAGCAGAGCGACAAGTATTTCACCTACACGCAGGCGGACTTCTTCCGCGATCAGGCCAAGACCCGCGCCGACGGCACCGAGTCCGCCGGTTCCGGATACGGCCTCTCGACCGCGACCTACTCGTCGCAGGTGTGGGCGCTCCATAAGGACATCGGCGATCAGGTTCGCGCGAACAGCGACGCCCCGCTCGATCCCGACATGGACGCGACCCGCTTCCTCACTCACCAGATGCTCATCCGTCAGGAGCGCGACTGGGCGACGAACTACTTCACGACCGGCGTGTGGGACAACGACGTCACCCCGTCGACCCTCTGGTCCGCCTCCGGGTCGGACCCGATCGGCGACATCGAGACCGGCAAGAACACCGTCCTCTCGGACACCGGCTACCTCGCCAACACCCTCGTGTTGTCGTACAACGCCTACTCGATCCTCAAGAACCACGCCGACTTCGTCGACCGGTTCAAATACACGAGCGCCGACAGCATCGGGCCGGAGTTGATGGCCCGCCTGCTTGAGGTCGACCGTGTCCTCGTCATGAAGGGCGTCTACAACAGCGCCGCCGAGGGTGCGACCGCGTCGTACTCGCAGATCGGCGACAAGGACGCGCTCCTCGCGTACGTCGCCCCGTCTGCCGGTCTGATGACCGCGTCCGCCGGTTACAACTTCGTGTGGACCGGCGTCGGTGGCGGTCTCGGCACCAGCACCGCTGTCAGCCGCTTCCGGATGGATCACCTCCGTTCGGATCGTTTGGAGATCGAGTCCGCTTGGGACTTCAAGGTCGTCGGTTCGCCGCTCGGCTACTTCTTCAGCAACGCGGTCGCCTGACCTAGCAACTGAACTACCGGCTGAGGTCGGGATCGGGTCCACCACGGTCCCGGTCCCGACCTTCGTCATTCTCGGAGACAGATAGATGGCACAAGGCAACCGCATCACGAAAGACATCGGACTGATCGGCGAGGTCGAGACTCGCAAGATCAGAATGGACGTTGCGAACAATGAGCCGATCGACTCGGTCGGTCAGATGGCGTGGGACGAAACCTACGAGACTGTCCATCTGTACCTGTCGAACGGGTCGAACGTCCCGGTCGAGGCGCACATCGGGCAGGAGGTCTTCTACTACGTCAAGGCCGACACCGCTGTGACACGCGGGCAGGTGCTGTACGCGCACGGCACCGAGGGCGCGTCCGGGCATATCCTCGTCCGTCCGTTCACCGCTGACGGCACCTACGACTCGAAGCGCATCCTCGGACTCGCCGCGAAGGATGCCGAGGTCGGCGACTTCCTTCATGTTCTTCACTTCGGGAAACTGATGTCGATCGACACGACCGACTTCACGCCGGGCGACATTCTGTTCGCGTCGTCGACGACTGCCGGTGCGCTCGTCGCGGAGGCTCCGTCCGCGCCGAACAACATCGTCACCGTGGCGCTCGCGCTCAACTCGAAGCAGAACGGGACGCTTGTCGTCCGTCCGACATGGGGAGCCAAACTCACCGAGGCCGAGGACGTCGACATCTCGCTTCTCGCCGACGGCGACCTACTCCAATATCACGCCTCGTCAGGAACGTGGAGGAACGTCATCTCATCCGGGATCGGCGGACTACAAGGAACCGAGGAAGTGTCCTATGACGGGAGCATCTCATGACATGGACCTATGCGGGCGACCCGTCCGCGAACGCTCGTGACGCGATCCGGTTCCTGATCGGCGACACCGACACCGACGATCAGTTGCTCTCCGACGAGGAGATCGCTTGGGTGAACTCGGAAGCGTCCGGAACGTCGACCGGGACGACCGCGCTGTACGACGCCGCCTACCGATGCTGTCTGACGATCGCCTCAAAACTGGCGCGAGAGGCAGACAAGAGCATCGGCGACCTATCGGTGTCGATGAGTCAGCGTGCCGTCGCCTACCGGGAGCAGGCCGCGTCCCTGAAGGCGCTCTCCGGGCGTGAAGGTGGCGTCCCGATCCCGTACGCCGGAGGCATCACGATCTCCGACAAGGACATCGACGAAGAAAACTCGGACATCTTCCGCACTTGGTTCTCGTCCGGCCAGTTTGAGAACGTCCGTGACGGCGGCAGGTCGCAGACGATTCGCGGCGTCCAATACTTCGGTCCCGGAGCCGACTGACCATGCCCGCGTCGACCGCATTCCTGACGGCGCTCAAACCGCTCGCGGTTCGACCGGTCAACATCACCGTCAAGTCGTCGCTCAATAACTACGGCGAGGCACAGTACGCCGGGTCCGCGACCGAATACTCCGCGTACATCCAGAAGGTCACCGCCTCTAACGCGGACCTTGAACGCGATGAGAGGGTCATCGAATACAAGGCGTACATCGCCTCGTCGACCCTCTCGATCGGCATGGATGACAAGATCGAGTTCCCCGACGGCTCGGTCCGACCGATCGTCGAAATCGACGAACGGTGGGATGAGCATGGCAAGCAGTTCGTCGTCGTTTCGGTTGGGAGCGGATGATGGCGCGGCGCGGCGGAGCAGAGATCAGCATCCTCGGCCTAAGCGAACTGGCGCAGGCGATGGAGGCCAACAGTCGTGAGATGACTGTCGCCGTCGGACGCGCCCTGTGGGATGCGGCGCAGGCGATCGGCAACGAGTCGCAGAACCTTGTCCCTGTCGACCTCGGTGACCTCAAAGGCTCAATGTCGTATGAGCGGAGCGGTGTCACGACGACAACACCGGTGATCGAGATTAGGTACGGCACCCCGTACGCCCTGTATCAGCATGAACGTCTCGACCTGTACCACCCGGGCCGCAACCCGAAGCGCAAGAGCGCGACACCGGGCACCGGACCGACCGCGCCCGGCACCGAAGGCGGATCACCGAAGTACCTAGAGTTTCCGTTCCTAGAAGAGACCTCGCAGTATCCGCAGAAACTCGTCGAACGTATCCGCGCCCACTTCAACGTCGTACGCGCGAGAGGGACAGGCTGATGGCAACACTCGACGACGTCGGAACCTATCTCGCCTCGCAGGTCGGCTCCCTTACCCTCGGAACGAACCTGTTCCTCGGGCGTCTGCCCGACGACCCCGACACCTGTGTTGCCCTCTACGAGTACGGAGGGGAGACCCCGGTCTCGACGATGGGCGGCGACGCGATGCCACCCGTCTCGCAACCGAGGATTCAGGTCAACGTCCGCGCGCCCGGATACTCGTCGGCGAACACTCTCGCCCTGTCGGTGTGGACCGCCCTCGAAGGCATCCTCAATGAGACGTTGACCTCGACCCGCTACCACCGGGTCGCCGCGATCCAGTCGCCGTTCCCGCTTGAACGTGACTCTGCCGACCGCGTGATCTTCGCGCAGAACTTCCGAGTCCAGAGAGAGACATGACGATCCCGCCGGACCCGTACGCGGAGATTCGGTCGAAGCCCGAGTCGCAACGCCGGACCCGTCACAAGGTTCGGTGCGCCAACTGCTCGCGGCTTCTCGCCGAGATCGTCACCGCGCCGTGGCTCATCAAGTGTTCACGGTGTAAGGCCGACAACCAGTCGGACCTCGGCGACCGTTAGAGGTTCCACGGTCCCCACCCGGAGTTCTGCCAGATGGCGAGCGCCGCTTGAAGGTTCGTCTCCGGGTCAAACAGTTCGTCGCACTCGTCGAGAACCCCTTGCGCTTGGAGCCATCCGTCCGGCCAATACTGAGACGGGCGACACCAGAACCGGTTGATTTGAACGAGACCGTTTGAGCCGCCCATCGGATCGTCCGGGTTGTGTTGATCGGGGCGGCATCGCGACTCCCGGTAGACGGCGTAAGACAGTTTCGGGAGTTCCTCCTCCGGCCATCCGACGTCGACCGCGAGGGGAATCCACTCGTCGCATCGCCACTCGGGTGCGCTTGTCCGGTGCGGCGGCAACTCTGACGCGCGCACCGACCGCTGTGGTGGCCGAGGTTGCGGGTCGGGCATCGTCCACGGTGTCGGGGCCGGGACGCGGGGAACGGTCCACACAGGCGCTTCTAGGGCGCTCTCCTCGACAGCAGGCTCGATGGCGGGTGGGTCGTCGTGCGGGGCGGAGACTTGGGTACTTGTGGGAGTTACCTGAAAGGAGGCTCCATCCCCGCACGACGAGAACAGCAGGATAGCGACGGCAGACGCCGCGAGACACACGCGCATGACAGAAAGAGGTTACAGGAAGATGACGGTCAGGCGTCGTCGGGCCAGTTCGCGGACGAGTCCCCCTTGAGGTACTCCGCCGCCTGCCGGAACGTCTCACGCTCGTCGGCCAGACGCTCGATCTCCCGGGCCGCTTCTTCGAG